GATGCCGTGGCCGGACAGGTTGGAGGCCGTGACCTGTGCGCGGACGAGGATGTTGGCGGCCATCGAGGCGTACCCCGGAATGGCCTGCATCGGCTCGACCTCGAAGAAGGCGTCCGGGTCGGTGTAGAGGCTGAACAGGCGGCTGTTCAGGAAGTACATGGAGAGGGCCTTGGTGTCGGACGCCGTGACGCCGATGAGGCTGGGCTCGATGTAGACGGCCGCGCCACCGAACACGAGGGCCAGACGGCCGCTCATGTCCTGCATCTCCTTGATGGAGGTATAGCGTTCGTTGTCCTCCAAGAGCGACCTATAAGCACTATACGCAAGCGGGCTGGCGAGCACGATGTCCACGTCGCCCTCGGGGCCGAACACCTTGGTCTGCACGAGAAGCTGCTGCATCTCGTTGATGGTCAGGGTGCCGCCCGCGTCCGTGAACTGGTTCTGGTACGAGGTCGGGAACGCCGCCTTGGAGATGCCCTGCACGGTGCCGGTCTGCGAACCGAAGGCCGCCGCGTGGAGGAACCCGCCGGTCACCGCGCCGTTCAGCGTGTTGAGGTCGGTCAGGATGGTCGAGTTGCCCGCGACAATCTGCTTGTTGACCTCGCGCTGCAACATGCCGACGACCTGCTTCATGCGCGTCTCGGCAATCTTCACGAGGGCGCGCTCGCCCTTGTTGGAGAGTTCCTCCTTCTTGGTGATGACGATGGGGGCCACCGCGTCGCACCACGAGGACGAACCGGTACGCATGATGTCCTTGACGGCGAGGCTGACGCTCTCGTACCCGTTGGACAACTGCGTGATGGTCGAGTGGTCGGTCAGAACGAGGGGGATGTCCACGTAGGAACCGCCGCTCACTTCCTCGATGTTGCCGGCGGAGCGCACGGCGTCGAGAAGGGCGATGGCCCGGAAGGTGGAGTCCTTCGCGTCACGGGCGAGCACGCGAAGGGTAGAGGCGAGAATGTCCTGTTGGACACCGGTAGTCGTCGGCATTGGAACCTCCTGTCAGGTGATGACAGGCATTCGAGGTTGAGGTCGAAGGCGTGTCCGACAAGAGGTCGGGGCCGGGGGGTGGCACTACGGGTAGGGTCGCCAATGAAGGGTAGACCCCACCGGTAGTCCGGTGCTAATATAGCGCGGATAACGGGTTGTCACCCACGCTGGTTCTTCAACGATTGGTAGACCGCCCAAGCGTCCATGCGGCCACCGGGCTTGGTGGACTTGACGGCCTCGGTGTCGAGGGTCGGGGTCCCCACCCGCTTGCCCGACGCGGTGGCGGTCAGGGCGGCGGCACGGGCGGCCTCGCGCTCGGCCGCCTTGCGGGCCTCACGCTGCGCCTCCATGCTCGTCGCCTTGCGACCCTTGACCGCGTAGTAGGCGGACTCCAAGTCGAGGGCCGGGTTCTTCTTCAAGGCGTCGAACACCTCCTTGCGAACCTCGGGGTCGGTCTTGAGGTCGGGGTTCTTGTCCAAGAAGGCGTGGTACTCCTGCTTGGCCTGCGCCTGCTTGTGCTCCTGTTCGAGCGGGGCAAGCGCCTCGGCGAGACGCCGGGCCACCTCCTGCTCGATGCGGGTGGCGACGCTCGCATCATCGAACGGGTTGAACTCCCCCGTCGCCTCGGCGGCCTTGGCCCGCAACTTGTCCAGCGTGCCGGACTTGATGATGGCTTCCTTCTCGGCGGTCAGGGCCTTGCGCTCGGCGGCGAGTTCCTGCGTCTTGCGCGTGTAGTCCGCACGCATGGACTTCATCAAGGTCTGAATGTGCGGCGGGGCCTCGGCCATGGCCTGTTCCCACGACAGACCGGACTTGCGGCTCTCCTCGGCGTGCGCCTCGGCCTGCACCTCTGCCTCACGGGCTTCGGTGGTGGCCTTGGCGTCGTTGATGATGGCCTCGTCCCGCGCCCGCTTGGCGTCAATGACGCCCGACGCGGTGGACTTGTCCGGGTTGGTGGCCGAGGCCCCGGCGGGGGGCGTGCTCTGCAACAGGCTCATGGTGAGTGTCCTCTACTTGGGTTGGTTCAGGCGCGGGACGCGAACATGGCGTCCATCTCGTCGGTCGCTTCGTCGCCTTCTTCTTCCATGCCTTCGTCCTCGCCCTCGGGTTCGGACGACAGGAAGTCGGCGAAGTCGGGGTCGTCGGCAAGGGCGCGGACCTTGGCGGCCAAGGTGGCGACCCCGGCGTTGTCCTTGATGCCGGACAGGTCAATCATGCCCGGCTGGCCGTAGTCCTCGGCCGCCTTGGCGAGCATGGCAAGCCCCCGGACGAACGCGGGCGGGAACTCGGTGACCGTGGCATCCTCGAACATGGGGTAGAGGTCTTCGCCCTCGAACCCCATGAGCCGCTGAACGTCGCGGTAGGCGGTGACGAGTTCGTTCATCACGGCCTTGGTGAACTTGCCCTTCGGGGCCTCCTCGGTGAACGCGGCGTCCATCTCGGCCTCGTAGTCCTCGGCCGGCTTGACGAACTCGACAATGGTGATGTTGGGCTTCTTCACGGCGGGCTCCTGCGGTTCGGGTCAGTCGTTGACGGGGAAGGTGTTGGCAATCGCGAGGCCCTTGTCCCCACCGGCTTCGCGAAGGTTCTGCTCGTACTTGCGGACGGTGCGCTCGTGGTCACCGTGCGCCGACACGGACTTGTCCAGTCGGTTCTGTTGGTCGTACTTGGTGTCCTCGACCAACCCCCGCTCCCGCATGATGCGGTCACGGTGCGACTTGTCCCGCAGGGTCACGCCCAACCCCTTGTCGAACCGCCCGGCCCACTTGCTGTCTCCCCACCCCGACGGCGTGAACGCGGGGAGGCTGACCTTGGGGGCCGTGGACGCACCACAGGCCCCACAGGGCGGCGTGTCGGCCCGGCGGGTGTACGGGCGCAGGTACTCGGTGACCGCGCCACAGGTGGCGCATTCGGCGTCGTACAGGGGCATGGTTCAGACACCCGTGGGGAGGAGGGGGCCGACGGCCGTGGGGGACGGCCCACGGGCGAGGGCTTCGGCGGTGTTCTGCGGGGCCGTGGCGGTGGGGGGCGGGGTCGCGGCGGGGGTCGCCGTGCCGGTGGCCGCACCTTGGGCGACCGGGGCCTCCTGCTCTTGGCCCAAGAAGGAAGTCGGCAGGTCGTACAGGCGAATGACCTCGGCCTTGATGGCGGCGGGGTCCACCCCAAGTTGCGTGAGAAGCCCCGCCAACTCCACGAGGTTCCGGCGCTTGGCGGCGTCGGCAAGGGGCGTGGCCCCCGTGTCCGTGGCGAAGAACTTGAAGTCGGCGGTCAGGTCGTCGCCGGTGAGGAACACCGTCTGCCCGTTGATGACGAGGGGTTCGGTGGCGTCGCCAAGGATGAGGCTTAGCATGACCGAGTAGACGCGGGCGAGTTCGGCGATGGCCTCGTCACGGGTGCGGGCAAGCCGCCCAATCTCGCTGGACGAGTAGGACGCGAGGGCGGTGACCTCCGTGGCCGTGGCACGGGTTGCCTCCCCACGGGTGAACGGGGCGAGGATGCTGCCCCGTGCGAGGTCGCCCTCGACGGCCATGATGTAGGACTGCAACTCGGGCGGGGTGGGCGAGTGCGGGACCGGCATGACGGAACCGCCGAGGGTCTGCCCGTTGCTCAACTCGACCTCGATGATCTCGCCGTCGATGCCCATGGCAATCTTCGCGGCGGCGTCGGCGTCAAGCAGACCCTTCTCAATCATCCACTGGCGGGCCGTCTTGCGGACGGCGTTCGCTTGGTAGGACCGGATGATGTTGATCTCCTGAACGTAGTCGGCCACCCGGCGCAGGGCCGAGTACCCCCGGAGCGGTGCGGAGATGTCGGAGGTGAAGATGAGCGGGATGATGGGGGTCAGGGGGCGGCCGGACGCGGTGCGGTAGGGAATGCCCGAGTAGACCTCGGACTGTTCCTCAATCTCCTCGTCGGACTGCCCCGCACCCGTGGTGGCGTCGGGGGACACGTCGAGGCTGGACCCCACCTGCACCTTGACGCCCCGGTACAGGAACTTGTCGCCGTTGGCGTAGTCGGGCGACCACACCACGAGGGCGTCGGACCCCGGCGTGAGGTCGTAGAACTCGACCACCTCAACGAACTGCTCAATGGTGGACCCGGTGGCGGTCATGGAACTGACCCCCGTGGGGGACCGGGACACGGAGTCGCGGGGTCCGCCACGCCCGTAGTTGGCCCCCACGTCCGCGAGCACGGCGTCCATGCTGTTGTCGTCGGCGTCCTCCAAGAACCGGTGGAAGGCGCGGGGCGTGTACCGCTTGGCCCCGTACCGGGCCTTGGCCTCGTCCAAGGGGAGCAGGTAGCGGTGCGCGACCCACCGTTGGGCGGCCCACGACGGGCTCGCCGCGTCCACGATGACATCCCACGGGGCCACGGCCTCCACCTCGACCCGTTGCAGGGGGTCGGGGCCGGGCGACGGGTGCATCTTCAAGAAGGCGCAGTCGAACACGAGGCCGATGCGGGTGGCGTGCTCCACGGCCCCACGGGCGCGGCGCAGGAAGTCATTGGACACGGCCTGCGTCACCTGTGCGTCCCCGCGCCCCCGCAGGTCAGGGCCGACGGTCACGGCCGGGTCCCGCGTGAACAAGGACGCCACGTAGCCCTCGATGACCTCGAACCCGCGTGAACTCTCGACCGTGATGCTCACGTTGTCGTTGAGGTCCGTGTCCTTCTTCCAGTACCGCATGGAGTAGAGGTTCCGAAGGCGACGCATCTCGGGCCGCTTGTCCCGCCAGTAGGCACAATGGTCCATGTAGATGGCGCGAACGTCGTTGGGCTTCATCATGGCGTGGGCGACCTTCTTCGGGGGTTCAGGAGTTCCGCTGCCACGGCAGCGTGCGGGACTTGATCTTGCGGGCGCGGACTTGGGCGGCCATCTCGTCCATCACCTTAGCGCGGGACTGACGCTTCTTGTGGCCGGGGGCGTCGCGGTAGGCCCGGTACGCAAGTGCGAGGGCCATGGCGAGGTCGTCGTGTAGACCCTGCGGGGCCTCGGGGCTGACCCTCACAATCTGGATGGACCGGAGTTCCATCAGGGTCGCCGCGTCCATGCGGGCAATCATGCCCCCGTCCACGAGTTCACGCAGACCGTCGTAGGCGTCAATCTTGGACTTGTGGCTCGTGACCCACGGCTTGCCATTGGGGTCCACCCACAGGGGCCGGTAGCCGAAGTGGTTGAGTTCCCGCAGGACGGCGTGCCCGTGGTTCTGCGACTCCACGAGCATGAGCGGGGCACCGTACAGGGTCGTGTAGTCGGAGGCGACCTCGACCAACTTGGCGGCGAACTCGTGCGGGGCACAGGTGTTCGACCGCCACGAGTAGACGGGTTGCAGGGTCGCGCACGAGACGACTTGCAGGGCCGAGTAGTCCCCGCCCGTGCCGCCGGCCGGGTCCGCCCCAATCACGTAGTAGTCCTCGGGGTCCGCTTCGTCGAGGATGGCGTCGTCGCCCGGTGCGAAGTGGACGGCCTCGACCTCGGCGAGTGCTTCGGACGAGAAGTAGGCGGACTTGGTGACCCCGGCGAAGCAGTCCCCCAAGGTGGCGGGGAACTCACGGGTGAACTTGTGCTCGCCCAAGGTCGCCACTTGGGCGCGACGCCACGCGAGTTGGTGGTCGTCCAACCCGTACACGGCGGCAAGACGGGCCTCGTCCGGCGTGGCGGTCCAGTCGTCGGGGGGAGTGTGCCGGTAGGGGTGGTGCTCGAACCACGGCAGGAACACGACCTCCCACCCGTTGTGCGGGGCACCCTCAACGAGCCGGTGGAAGGCGTCGCCCGGTGCGTTGACGGTGGACTCAATGACGATGGGGCCGTCGCCCACGGTGGCGACGACTTGGGCCAACACCTCGTCGGGGTCAACGTAGAACGCGAACTCGGACAGGTGCGCCCCGCTGAACGAGAACGACCGGGTGCCGCCCCTACCGCCCGTCGTGAACGCGGAGAAGCCCGCCCCGGTGTCGGCGAACACGGAGTCGGATGCGCTGTCCTCCTTCATTGGACGCTGCATGAGTTCGGGCAGGGCTTGGAGCCATTGACGGTCCAATCTTCTTAGGTTGGTCGCTGACCGGGCGTGGAACGACAGGACCGCGTACTTCTCGGGGTCGGTGCTCGCGTAGGCCCGGTGGAACTGCCACGCCCGCACGGCGTAGGAGATGCCCATCTGCCGGGCCTTGACGACGATGACCCGGTTGGACCGGTCGAGGGCCTTCCATACCTTCTCTTGGGCGGGCAGGGCGACGAACGGCACCTGCTTGCCCGTCTGCTTGTCCACGACCGGCAGGAGGCGGGCGAACAGGTCACGGTCCCCGACGAGGCGCTGCACCTTGGGGAGCATGGACTTGGGCAGTCCCGGCGGGGTGTAGACCGGCATCAGGACTCGACCGCCTCGGCGTCGGGCACGAGGCGCAAGATGTTGGCGAGTTGCGCCATGGCGGGGTCGGTCGGGACCTCCCCGGCCCGGTTCGCCTGTTCGGCCATGGCGACCCGCCACTTGCGGCGGTCGTCCAAGAGCCACTTCGCCGCGTCAATCTTCACCTTGTCGGGGGTCGTGCCCGGCTTCACGGCGTCAATGATGCACTCAACGGCGTGGGGCAACCCCTTCTCCAACTCCCCCTCCAAGTCGTACAGAGGGGCATTGGGCGTGGCCGTGGGGATGGCGGGCGGCGGGGCGGACGGGGGCCGCTTGGCTTCTTCCTCTTGGTCTTGGGCCTTGACCTCGGAGTGCAGACCTTCGAGGGTCGTGCAGGTCGCCCCGCACTTGGAGTCACGGCACCGACGCAGGCGGTAC